AGGGATCAAGATTAGTGGCTAAAACTTTTTTTGAATCNGTNCCGTCATGGTCGTGTCCAGTAGAAGTATTAAATTTACCATCGAGTGTTGATTGGATTTCTTCAATAGGATGTTGAATTGTTCCAATAAATACTTTCTCCCCGGTCGTATGTNCAACTGCAGAAGTGCCCCCATAACCTCGTCCCGAAGCATTAGCAGTCAGANTGTCACTGGAGCGTGAATCGATTAAGACCTTTTCCAGATTTGTGCCATCACTCTTGCAAATCGTGATGATAAAATTGGAAGAAGGGAATTTAGATCCCTCTCCAGTGGCAAGGTAAATTGTCAGACTGCTATTGCTTAAATCGGTGGCTAAAGTGGATTCTGCATTATCCTTAACAGCAAGCCAAGTCATTTATTCTCCCTATTCTTTGAGAAGAGAGGCGGGGACGGTAAATCCCCGCCTCGTCAGATTAACTTCCCGTAAATGTCACTACCCAGGTTACGGCCAGAGTATCATCCGCTCCCTTGGGAATAGTAGAGGCGAAAACGGCACGAGAGAAAGTCCCGGAGGCATCGGCTTCCCCGGCATCCGTAGTATTGTTGACGATCGCCACCTCGTTGATGGTGTTGCTCGTTCCCTCCCCGGCAGCCCAGGTTCTCTTGAACTCCACGGCATTTAGGGTAGTGCCGGATTGCTTGGGGTAAGTGGAATCGAAAGCCTTGGCAGAACCGGAGATGTAGCTTCCCGTCCCGATGTAGGAACCGGAACCGCTCTTGGAAGCAGTAGTGGTGGCCGTTCCCAATTTCATCCCGGCCATAGCGGTTACGGAAGCTCCGGCCACTTTCTTGGCAGTGTACTGATCCCCGACATCGGTTACCAGATTGTGGACTTCCTGTTTCTGTTTCAGTTTGCCATCTTTATCGTAGAGTTCGGCGATTACCACTCCCTTGATGCCCGTTTTATCGTTCAGCCCGCCCTGGGGTTTAATCTTTTCAAGTATTTCCATGGTTTTCTCCTTCATTATGAGCCAAAGACCAGCAGACTGGCTGATACTGTGGCATCGTTAGCCGTGAGGGTGGTATCATTAGTGGCAGTGGCCTTCCAGAAGTAAAGGCTGACCTTGTTAGCAGCAGAACCCACTGTCCAGGTAGCTACAAGGGGAGTAGGAGCAGTAGCGGACTTGATGGTCACGATCGCTCCCTGAATTGTGGTAAGTCCCGTGCAGGTGAGATTAGTTATCCCGGAGGTCAAATTAGAAAGAGCAGTTAAAAATATTTTTTCTCCGGAACCAATCAGGGCATTATTGACGGCTACGCTCCCCACGGTGAGGGTTCCAGAAATAGAACCCTTAGTTGCGACGAGTGCCGTGGTACTTACAGTCGGTGAATAAACTGTGGCCTTAAAGTGTGGCATGATTATCCTCCTTTAAGCGTGACCCCGGACCCAGTAACGCCAATCCAATACTCCAGCGCAACCTCTCCAGTAAATCGAAGCTTTAGCGGTCATGTTATCGTTGTCCAGCCAGGTGTTGATCAGGGGACCCTCACGGTTGTAGAAGCGAATTCCCTCTTTGACACAGCCTACATACCAAGCCGTAGAAGAAGAGAGAAAAGGCCAAGATACCAGATTTAGAATACCTTTGAGGACATTGATATCGTTATCGGCATCTCCCGGAGAAAGGGTGGAATTGAGGAGTTTGGCAGCCGTAAATTTCAGTGCGGGATGAACGAGAAGGGTATCCGCCTTGAGCAGGATTTTCTCCCCTCTCTCGTCGTAGGCGTTGGTATTCTCCAGAGTATAAATGGCGGTCTCTAAACCAGTGGCATCCAGTGTCAGGCTAAGACTATTATCAAAGGTTCCACCCACTTTGTTAGGATGAGCATCGGAGAAAAAGTTGGTTCCGTCATAAATTTCAGGGTTATCGTTGAAGATGGAGGCAGCGATTTTCTCCTTGAGGTAGGAAACCCCTTTTGCCCAAGATTGAGCGTGGCGCTGAACGAAATTTTTCAGCTTGTAGGAATCGGCAGCCAGCTCGTGGGAAACCTCCAAGCCATCGGCATAGGAACTGTGAGTGAAGACAACTTCCCAATCCTCAAAAGGAGCGTGGAACTTGATCGGTTCTCCTTCTTTCTTGGGGACGGGAATACCCATACCCGTTGCGGAAGTAATAACTTCCTGGGCAGCTTCAGAATCCTGGACCTCAAAGATCTGATCAAAAATGGAGGGAAGTTGGGTATATTTATCGAAAAAGTGTTGGTAGAGATCTCGTCTTAATGTATAGGGAAAATCAGCTCTGAATAACATCTATATCCTCCTATGCCGCCTGCTTGACGATGCGCACAAATACAGTCTGATTAGCGGTATCCACATCTACGATGTAGAGGTTCTTATCAGTAGGCGAAGTGACATCTACTTCCTGAGCCCCAGCTACATCGGCATGGGTATCTTTCATAGCGATGGTCACCGTAGAGTTGGCAGGATACTCGTAAACAGCATGAGGTGAGGAATCCACCATAATCGTGGTGGCTCCCGGTGCTTTGGTTTCGCAGGCTACTCCCACTACATAATCGCAACCCACTTCTGCAGGCAAAAGATAACCTGCTCCCGCTGTCGTGGAAACACTGAGCATATCTCCGGTATTGATAGTTGTGGCTGCGCAGGCTGTAGTGTCGATGTAGCACATTTTGATCTCATGGGGACCGTAGCGGTACCCATAAGGTTTGTATACAGTCATAGTTTTTAGCTCCTATGTAAAATTATTTTTTCTTATGAGGGAGAATGATCCGGGCATAATCCTCCTCGGTCAGCCCGTATATCTCTGCCTCTTTCTTTTGCTCCTCGGTCAGTCGGATTTTGTCAGCTTCGGGACGCTTAGGCGGGACACCGGCATCGATATTGCCTACCGTAGTCACCTCCGCCAAAGATTCCTTGAATGCCTGGACATTTGCTCTCAATTCGTCCTCATCCGCTCCGGAAACGAACTTGAGAAACTTGTGGGGAACCTTGAGTTCATTGAAGATCTCTACTTTCTTGATCTCCAACTCCTTCTTGAGGATTTCCTTTTCCTTCTCCTGGAGTTTGGTCTCCAGCTCCGCCTTTTCTTTCTTGATCCTTTCCACTTCTGAAAGTTCGGCAGCCTTCTTTTCTTCCTCGGCCTTTTTTATGGCCTCAAGTTCCTTGAGCAGTTTCTCATTCTGGCGTTTTTGATAGCCAAGTTCGTTTTTTAATTTCTCCAGTTCTTTTTCCTCTGGGACTGTTTTCTCCACTTCTTCAGTGGGTATATCTTCTGGCATTTATTTTTTTCTCCTTCGAGTTCTCCGCTTTTTGCGGGTAATTTTTTCAGGTAAAGATGAGGGAACGCCGTATTCCCTGGCCCATCTTTGAGCGATCTTGGGGTGTTTCCAAAACATGAATCTCTGCTGGGCTTTAGAGCGAAAAGGCAATTATTTCCCTCGCTTGCGTCCTTTGGCAGAGAGTTTGGCAAATCGTTTCGCCCCATATTTCCTGCGTCCAATCCAAGCTGCCAAAGCAGCAGGATTGGTAGCTCCCCTCTTGGCCAGTTTGGCTTTCAGGGCAGCAAATCTCTTTCCTGTTCCCAGTTTGGGCTTCTTAGCCATTTTTTCCTCCTATAAATATTCGCCAGTCTCTAAATCCCTGAGCATGCACCTACAATTGTTTCCACACTGCACATCACCGCCGGGAACAGTAGGAAGCTCGCTCCAGAGATAGGGGCTTCCTTCCGCCAGTTCCAAACAATCATCACAATGATCCGCAGTGGGTTCCAAAACCCATTCCACCTGTCTTTCTTCCAGCGCCAAATTTTGAACTCCCTGATAGTAGGGGTTCCAGAGCTTGGCATAATTTTTCACCCGGGGAAACTGCTCCTCAAAAGAAGTGGCCTCAATATCGGGGATTAAATTTCCATTTACAAAGCCCAAAATCCGATCCACAGCTTGCTGGATTGAATTTTGCCAGTTAGGAGGAATAGGCAATTTGTAAATTTGAGAGGCCCTGAGCATTCCCGTAGCCATGGCCCGGGAATAATAACGGTAAAGCACTACTCCCCAGAGAGAAGCTAAAAGCAGAAGGATGTTTCGATCCCTGTTTTTTTCATATTCCCTCTGAATCGCTCGGTAATCGTTCTCCAACTCCTCATAGAGGTGTTCTTCAAGGTATTCGATGTAACGAGCATGGGGATGATTTCCCTTAAGAATGCGTAAAGTTTTGTCAATTTCCGCCCGCAGGCGACGGGTCTTACTCAACTGGCTTGATCAGTTCCTCCACCATCTTCTTCATGTTTGTCAAATCGAGGACGGTCTCATTGGGAACTCCCCCGGGAGCGATCTGGGAACGGATGGCCTTTTGGATGTCATCCTCTGTATCTTGAGCTACTTCTTGTTCAATAGTGGAAATTTCGTCCTGGGTATAACCAAACTCCCTGCGAGCCTGACGCCTGGAGATAATGCGGTTCTGCAGTTTGTTAATCACCTCGTTGGTCAGTTCGGTTTTATCTCGAGGAGATACTGGCTTCCACTGGATCTCCGTTTTTATCTCCGGATCTACCTGAATCTGCCCCAGAGCCTTACCCATGATCAGAAGAATCCGATTCAATTCCTGATAAGCATTGCCGAAGGAAATCTGACGCTCCAGAGCCTTGTTGTTCAAAGCAGCGTGGCTTCTTTCCAGAGCCTCTCCAGAAGGCATTCCCCCTCCCGTTAAGCCCAGGGCAGAACGGGGAGTAGCCGTAACCTCACAGAGCTTTTCGATGTGGTTGTCAATAGCATTTAGGAGATTTCCCAGATCGGCAGCTCCCAGACTTCCCACATTGGCCTTGGAGTTGATCGTCCAAACTTCCCCGGGTCCCGTTTCCAGAGGTTCAGAAAGGATTTCTCCTTCCAATCCAGTAACATAGGCCTGGGGGAAGCCGTGAAGATCGGCTACCTTCAAGAGATCAACTTCCAGTTTGTTAATGGCATCCTGAATAGGAATGGCATCCTTGAGTTCCGAAACCCCAAAAACGGTATCAGCAATCTTATTGGGAAAATGCACGATGGGAATAATCCCAAAGGGATTGGGAAGGGGCCACTCTGAATCCTCCGGAGGTTGATACTTTTCCCAATTTCCCTTCAACCAGTTATCCGAAGAAATGTACTTCTCAATGCGGTCAGGGTAGTACTTGTTCATACGCACATAGGGATAGCCTTTCTCATCGTGGAACACCCATTTTTTGATCACATACTTCAGGCTCTCTTCGTTTTCCTCCTCATAGAAGGGAAAGATGTAGCAAGAGGGATTGAAGTGGATGCGGAGGCGTTTGCTCTGATCAGGCCAGACGATCAAGAAGGAATCCCCAGTGATCACGGCATTGCGGTGCAGGCGGATGGTAAGGGCCTCCATGTTGTTTTCATCCCACTGATTCTGAAGCCAGCCTCGGGCATTCTCATCCTTGCAGACCAGGCCCTCGACCTTCAATTTGGCGGTCAGAGTATCCACGATTGCCGAGCAGTAGTTGACCGCCAGCCCGTAATTCGTTTTGAGAATTTCTTTCGCTTTGGGTGGGAACTTTAATTCGTGATCACCATCATAATAGTTCTGGTAAGTATCGATCTGGTTCCAGTAATCCTGAATGGCCTGCAGTTCCCAATCCAAAAAAGATGCAGCAATTGGATTTGTCATTTTAATCCCTAAAATAAATTATGGTAAACCATCACTTTCCACTGGCCTCGAGAAGTCCCATACCAGGCCAGAGCAAGAGCATTCACGCAGTCATCGTGCTTTCCCTTGGGGGCACCGGACTTCAAATTTCCCGAAGGTGTAGAAGTGTATTCGTAGGAACGCAATTCGTTGATCAGAACTGGTTCATTGGGAAAATTGATCAATTCCTGTTCCAGGGCAATGGAGAGGCCATCAATTAAATACTGCTTCATGGCCGTCTGAATGGAAATCCCGTAAACCGTGACATTTTCCTTCTTTAAGTCCTCTAAAATGGGAATTCCCATGGCTGTAGCATCGAGATAGATAGGTGCTCGGTATTTCCGTGCTGTGGAGATGATACGGGATTTCTGCAGGGAAAAATCCACAGAGGTGAAGCGATCGAAATGGCAGACATGGTGAGTATCAATATCAATAACAATAATGACTGAAAAGTCCTGATACTTCGCCAGATCCACTCCCATCACATAAGCGTGCGAGGGATACTTCTCAGGACCGTAGTATTCCCCCTTAATGCACTTCTCGATGTTGCGGAAAACGGCTCCTGAATTATCAGTAAATTCCGCCAGAACTTCTTGACGGAAGAGGCGCTCCGGCATGCCCTTCTTCATGGCCTCGATTTCTTTGGGATCCAGATAGGGATTGGTATATGAGGGAAAGTGAAAGGATTTCCATTCCGGCTCTTCCGGATCCTCTCCCAGTTGGTAGATGTCAAAAAACCAGTTCCGGGATTTAGGCGTGGAAATGAAAATAGCCTTGCCCTTCTTATCCGCTAAAGCAGGACGCAGGGATTGATACCAGGCATCGGGAGCAATCTGGGCAGCCTCGTCCACGATCACCAGATCCAGGCCCTTGGAAATCAGAGTGTCGGGATTATCGGCAGAACGACACTGGATCAGGGAACCGTTCTTGAACTGAGCAAAGAGTTTGCTCTCGCTCTTTCTCTCTAAAGTTTCCCGGGGAATGAATTTGTTGAGCACATCCCACATCGCTTCCGTAAGCGGAAAGCTGGGAGCCACCAGCCAGATCGTAGAATGAGCTTTAGTCAATCCCATCCTCAAAGCTTCATTGGTAGCAGCATAGGTCTTTCCCCACCTTCTTCCGCAACACAGAACCCGGAAACGGTGAGGATCCCGGTGAAACTGCCACTGGGAAGGATGAGGCTTATACGGGATCTTCCGAACTATTATCGGCTGGCTGATCTTCTCCAGCGTCTTCAGTTTCTTCTCCGTCAATAGGAATTGGTTCATTTTCTCCTTCCCAGGAATACATCACGGCTGCAGCTTCAATCTTGGATTTTTTGCGGGGATCTCCATAATCTCCTAAGATCTCCAAAAGCAGTTTGGCTGCAGCGATGTCCGGTTCTGTTTTGGTGGCAGCATGGATCAGGCGCTTGTAGATTTTGGGACGAGCACGGTGNAGGCTCTGGTCTGTGAGCGTGGCTACCATATCCCAGAATCCCGGCTTGGCTGCCCAGCGGTCGAGGGTTTCCGTCTTCACNCCGATTTTGCGGGCAATGTCGGCCTTGGTCTCCCGGGGATTTCCGGCCACCAGCCANTTCATGTATTCGATCTGTAGATCAGACCAGCCCTGCCAGTATTTCTTACGAGAAGGCATCTTCTATGGGTTCGATCGTCACTATAAACCGCTCCAGATCCTGGAGTTTGAAGACCTCTTCTCCATATTCCGCTTCCACTTCCAATTTAATCCGGGCTTTGCCAGAAGGAGAAAAGGTAATGGCAGATTGAATGGGACACAATTTAGCTATGAATTTAATCTGATCGGGCAATTTCTTGATATATTTCCTCCGGGGATTTCCCCCACTTTTTTTCAAACCACTGCCGAGAAACTTGAAAATCTTCCCTGGCTTTTTCTCCCAAAGTTCCCCCGCCGAAGTGATGAAGGTAAACCAGGCCCATCACATTCCTGTATCCCTTGAACCAGAGCCTCAAAGATAGGTCATCGTCTCGGAATTGATTTCCCTCTCCAGATTCGTCATGCCCTCCCACTTCCTCAAAAGCCCTGCGCTCGATCAGAGAAATCCCGTCAATGATCCGGGGAGAAACAAAATATTCGTTTCTGGANAGGTATTCNGGATGTCCCTGAATTCCGGAAAGACCCCANGAGCGGGCACCCAGAAGTCCTACCTTGATGCCNTTATTTTTTAAAAACTCCAAGTCATAAAGGAACTGNTCCAGCCAGTNAGGCGAAACTACGAGNTCATCGTTCAAAAAGATCAAAATTTCCCCNNTGGCCAANGAAACTCCNTAATTAATCTTGGANGCCCAGCTCTTTTTTTCCGGATGATTGACCACCACGATCTCCGCTTCCNGAGGAGTGAAAAGGAGATGGGAATGGAGCTGNAGGCTGAGNTAATCNTAGCGGTTNTGAACCGGGATGATGATGCTAACTTGCGATGCGTTCAAGAACGGTCAGCCCGTTGTTGTTTTCATAATCGCAGTCGATGCGCCACTTCCCCGTTCCCATCAGTTCCCCGATGGCCTTCCACATTCCGGGAATGCTTCCCGTGGGATCAGTGGTATGAGTATCGTGAAGGATAATATATCTCCTCACCCTGCCAGCATGTTTTTTCAATTCCACGCTCAACTGCTCGTAAGTGTGAACGGTATCGATGAATAACAAATCCGTGGGTTCGATCTCGATCTCCCGCACATCAGCCTGGATGAAAACAAACTCCGTATCCCTGGCCACCAGATCCCTGAATTTTGGATACTGGTTGAATTCCTTCCAGTCGTAGGAAATCATCTTTTTGGGTTTGCTGGCCAGAAGGGCCACGGTGGAATTTCCGTGCCTGACGCCGAATTCCGTGATGTGATCCACGAGGCTCCCGTAAATTCGCAAAAGGGGAAGATGTTCGTTGATATCGGATTTCATCTCGCAACGGCTACGGTAGTGGATTTCAATACTCAAAACGAACTTCTCCCTCTCTCAGGCTTCCCAAAGCCATGTTCCGGGTCAAATGCGGACCCTGATATTCCTCCAGAGTAGTGGGCTTAACTGAGGGATCCTCCAGACGGGCAAATCGGTACATGGAGAAAACCCGATCCCCGCAGATATGAATCACGCCTCTGGGCTTGTAGGTGTAAATCTCCGCCAGTTTTTTAGCGATCTGATCGGGATAAAGATAAGTTCCGAAGCGGTCTATAAAAGCATGGGAATAGGGCCATTTTCCCCGGGGAGCAAAGTTGGTGCGCACGATCAAAGAATTTCCCTGAAGGCGGACATAGCGCTCAGCCTCCATTTTGGTGAAGCCGTAGTAGTTCACGGGAGCAGGCTCATCATCCTCGAAATACATGCCGTCCTCCACTTTTCCGGGGAAAACGCAGGCCGTGGAGATGTAAATGAAATAAATATCCGGCCTCAATAGATTGTATGTGCCCTCCACATTCACCCAATAGGCCCAATCCCGCTCCTCATCGCACAGCCTCACGGAAGTCAAAGCTGCGCAGTGAATGATGCTTTCAATTTTGTTCCTCTTGAGGTAATCATCCACCAGAAGAAGATCGGTGATGTCCAATTCCTCATGGGAAGGAGTAAAAGCATAGGGAAAAACTTTGGCTATTTCCCTTCCCAATTTTCCCGAGGCCCCGGTTATGAGCAAGTGTTCCACTTTTCCACCATGCGTTTCAATTTGGGGACAGAAAGCATCTCTGCCCGGTCACTGGAATAATCCTCCAATTCCTCTCCTCTTCCTGGATAAAGAATCACGAAATTATTTTTTCTCTCCACTCTATGGGTTAAAGTTTCCTCCCGGCAGTAGAGCACCTCGTGGAGCTTCTCCCCAGTACGGATGCCCGTGAACTCCAGGGGATAATCCTTTCCTGCCATGGCTTCTGCCAGATCTACCAGACGACAGGCGGGGGAAAGGTAAACGAAAACTTCCCCTCCCTGCATGTTCTCTGTGGCGAAAGAGATCAATTCCACGGCCTGGGAATAGGTGATCAGGAAGCGGGTCATACGGGGATCGGTGATCTTTAAGGGCTTTTTCTCGCTGATCAACTGGGCGAAATAGGGACAACGGATCCCCGAGAACCGAAGACATTCCCGTAACGGGTTACGGAGAAACCGGGTCCCAGCCAGAGCTTCTCCGCCAAGGCCTTGCTCATACCATAAGCATTGATGGGCTTCACGGCTTTATCGGTATTGATGTAGAGGGCCTTCTCCACGCCATGGGACTGGCAGGCAAACTTCACATTCAAGGTTCCCAGGACATTGGTCTCCAGAGCTTCTTCGGGAAATTCTTCACAGGTGGAAATAATCTTCAAAGCTGCAGCATGGTAGAGGATATCCACTCCCCTGGTGGCCTGTAAAATTTTTTTTCTATCCCTGATGTCTCCGATGATGAATTTCAAGCGAGGATCATTATAGAGCCGGGACATGGAGAGCTGTTTCTCCTCATCCCGGGAATAGATGATGATTTCCCTCACAGGGAGTTTAAGGAGAGCGGAAGTAATGAAATTCCCAAAGGAGCCAGTCCCACCGGTAATTAAGATTCTTTTGTCTTTAAAGATCTCTGGGTTCAATATTTTTTTTCGGGGGAGGGATAATCTTATGATGACGCCCTCCCCCTTTCAATCTGGGGGAATACCAGGCAGATGGGTGATCTTTCCGTGCTCCCTCGTGATAAGGGAAGACGACCGGCAGTAAATTCCCCCGTGGAAAAGGAAGTCCATTTGCGCCAGCGAAAATTTCCCTCCTATAATATATACGCATAAAAATTGAACCAATCTTTAAATTAGGTTTGATGCGGGTTTCAAGGCACGAAAATTTCTCACACCCCAAAAACGCTCATTCCTTGTATTGGCCTTCAATTGCGGTTTCCCGGGGCGATTTTTACCGAAATTGGAATCGTCGTGGGAGGGGCTTAGCGAGCCTTGCCGGGGCAAAAAATGATTCGCAAAATACCCCCCGTCCCCTGAAGCCGATTCCTGCAAGGCGCATTAAAAGCCAATCGCTATATTTCGGAAAAGGT